TAGAGGCAGGTTCTACTCCAATATATGGCATATTATGTTATCTCCATGATGCTTAATGCTCCAGACAGTTTATCTGCGACTGAGCAATCTATCCTTAGTACGTCTGTAGTTTCTAATATAACTTTACCACCTGACAGCAATTCTAGTGAAGACCCTACAGGTATTGGCACATCTTTGGCTAGAAAGGCTGTACCATTTGTAGCTCCTCTGCCTCCTCCTGATGTGTCACTTACAAGCTCTACTTCTGCTGTGACTTGAGAAGTATGTATGTTTGTCAATACAAGACCTATAACAACAGTTGTTGTACTTGAAGGTGTTGTATAAACTGTGTAGGGTGTACCTGCAGCGTTTGGCTCTGCTGCGAATGTCACCACTTTAAATGTATTTGCCATCTCTTTCTCCTAACTATCCAAGGGCAATCGCAAGTGCCGTTGGGTCATCTGTCGTAAACCCTGCACTAGTTAAATATGTTTTCACATCTGTTAATGCAACCTGCTTCATTGTTCCTGCATCGTTTGTTACTAACCTGTCTGCGTCTGCAAGCGTTGTGGATGTAGCAGACGTATCACCATCCATAACATTTAGTTCTGTTGCTGTGGATGTAACTCCATCTAAAATATTAAGTTCTGCTGCAGTTGATGTAATAGAAGTTCCTGCTATTTGTAGTGTTGTTGCATTTACTTCACCACTAGAACCGTATATAACTGCTTTACTATTTACTATTGTACCTGCAGATGAACCATCAACTAAATTAAGTTCTGCTGTTGTTGATGTAACCCCATCTAAAATATTTAGCTCTGCAGCAGTTGAGTCCACTGCAGCTAGTTTTGTAAAGTCAGCTTGTGCTAGTCCTGATACACCATCTAATAAGTTTAATTCTGTTGCTGTAGCTGTTAGTGCTACATCCTCATTTATCTTTGGTGACGTTAGCGTTTTGTTTGTTAGAGTTGCAGTTGAAGCTGTTGAAACTAAATCAACGTCACCACCTGTACTTGGTAATGTTAAAGTATTTGATGCAGCCTCTGAATGTGGAGCAGCCTGTAGTGTTTGTGCGTGAGCATTACCAGACTCACAGTAGAATTTTATTTGTGACCTTGAACCTGCGTTCTTTAAATCAATTAGTCCAGACTCAACTCCAACATTACCATCTAGTAAAACTTGTCCTGAACCTTTTGGTGTTATCTTTAAACTAATGTTTGTGTCACCACCTGTTGCAGATAACTCAGGAGAGTTACCTGTTGCAGCATTAGTTATATCAAATTGATTGACAGCAGATGATGTTGTTTGAAATATAATCTGCTCATTACCGTTCTCATCTGCTATAAAATGTGCATCATCAATAAGTATGTTGTGCGAGTTAGTATCTAAGTTACCACCTAACTGTGGCGATGTATCTGCAACTACGTCTGTAATACCACCAAGAGCAGAAGATATAGATGCAAGTGTTGTCTTTCTTAACGCACTAGCAGAAGCATCATGTATAAGTATGACATCATTAGATGTATCAAGAGATGTCTCAGCAGTCTGTCCTGTTATAACATTTGCATTTATCATTGCAGTTTCAACAGCACCATTTGCTATTGTTACTGCTCCTGCAGAAGATATAGTTACATCACCTGATACAGCTACAGGATTAAAGTTAGTACCGTCTGCTACCATGATGTGACCACTAGTATTAGTACCCATAGTTAGGTCATCACCACTAATTGTTAAATCACCTGCTATTGTAACATTTGCACCACTAAATGTCAAGGCTGTTGTTGTGCCTGACTTAACAACTAAGTTACCTGATGAGTTTTCTAGTGAACCAAATGTAGCAGATGCATCTTGTAATGAAACTATACCATCATCTGTGTTTAGTATTATATCACCTGCAACATCTATTGTCAAGTCTCCAGATGATAAATCAATCTCTGTGCCATCAATAGTTATATTATCTGCTACTAAAGAACCACCTGTAATAGCACCTGTTGTTGTTATGGTAGAAGAACCTGTGTCTATTGTACCAAAGCCACTTGTTATAGAACCACTATCTAATGCACCAACTGTAGTTGCAGCAGTAGTAACTAGATTTGGCATTGCAGTTATTTCATCGTCAAAATATGCAGCTAAATCAGTAACCGCTACTTGCTTCATAGTTCCTGCATCATTAAACACAACTCTATCTGCATCAGCCACTGTAGTAGAGGTAGCTGAAGTATCACCGTCTATAATGTTAAGTTCAGCAGCAGTAGCTGTAACACCGTCTAATATATTTAACTCATCAGTAGTTACAGTAGCACCATCAAGTATCTCTAACTCTGCCTCTGATATACCTGCACTACCTATTGTCACAGTTCCTGAGAATGTAACATTAGCACCGTCAAAGGTCATGGCGGTAGTGCTGCCAGATTTAATTACAAGATTACCTGAACTATTTGTAAAGGACGCATACTGTGTACCTGCATCTTTTAATAAAACATCTGCACCATCAGCATCTAGTATAATGTCTGTACCTGCATCAATAGACACAGCACCATCAGCTACTAAGTCTAGTTGACCATCAGTGCTAGAGTTAATAGTAATAGCAGTATCACGAAACTGTATCTTTTCGTCTGAGGCTACAAGTATATCATCTGAAAACTCAAAGTAGTCTTCGTCTTCCATCCACTTGAGAACACCATCACTAGTCTCACCATCAAAGGTGATAGTAATGTCTGTACCTGCTGTACCTGCACCAAACGTAAGTGTGTTACCAAGTAGCTTAGTAACTGGTCCACCTTCATTTGCTGTGCCATCATGTGTGTGACCTGTAGTTGCCTGAAACGCTGCTAATAACTGATTAAACTCGTCATTAGTGTGTGCGGCTGTGATAACATCACCGTCACTATATGATGATTGTCTTGTGTAAGTTGCTCCCATTTATCTTCTAGCTCCTAGTTGATATTCTAACTGAAATCCTTTTAGTGAGTATGGTGCTGTTACTCCACCATCTTCTACTCGTAATGCTACTGTAAATCCAGAACCTTCTACTGATTGTCTTAACAATGGCTCTGCCTGTCCTCCGTAAGTAGCTGTTCCATATGTGCCTGTTCCATATATTGCCACAATGTCAGAAGCATCAAGAGAGTAAGCTGCAGGTCTTGGTGCATTTGGGTCTTCAAAGTCATATCTTAAAAACAAATCTGCGTCTATAGATGATTCAGGTTTAAAACTAACTAAAACCCTTTGCATATGCTTACGTATACCTGCATCATTAAATGTTAAATCTGGACTTCTGTATTTACCATTTATTGCAGTGCCATCAAAGTCGTTACCTGACTCTTGTCTATATACATAACCACCTTCTCCACCGTGTATAATAATAGTTTCTGTTGCACTTGTAACTGTATCTGTAGATGTAGGTCTTATACCTTTTAAGTTAGCAAACTCAAAACTATCTCCCCTAAGAGAAGTTATAACTCCTTCTGTTACAGTTTGTGCTACACCAGACTTTGTAAAAAATACTCTGTATTGTGTTTTGTTTGGTATAACTATTGACCTAAAACCACTTGCGTTAGCTATATTATCATTAAATAAAGACTGCACTGGTGTACTTATTGTACCTAATTCAACGTCACCAATTCTAGCAGTACCTGCAACAGTTCTTAATCCATCAGGTGCTAAGAATATTAAGTCACCTGCAAATTCCTGTATTGTTTGTCCATTAACACAACCAATGTTTCTGGTAACAGGTGTTATGGCAAAGTCGCTTGAGGTAGAACCAGATAGTTTAAATATTCTATCTTGACAAAATATAAATAAATTATCACGGAATACTTTAAGACCTGTTATAGTATCGTCAACTTTTATGCTACCTGCACCACTACCAGTATTAAAAGCATCTTCATCATTAGGCTGACTAAATACTACAGTCTGTGGTGTAGAAGATTTACCTGCATAAAACATATGATTTTTAAATGCAGCTAAAAATTTAGAGCCAGATACAGAGCTTTCGCTTACGTCTGTAGCAGCGAATGATGTATTAAACACTGTAGGTGCATTTGCTCCATCTGCTACTATTAGTTTGTTGTTACCATCAAAATTAAATCTCTCAAAGGTATATACTCCTGCACTTGTTCTACCTGTATCTCGTTCAGTCCAAGAGCCACTTCCTGCTGCAGCAGAAAATATTTTTTCTCCTCTAGCTGCAATTATAGTGCTGTTAAATATACAAGACAGTAATACTTCTTCTGTTGACGCACTTGTTTGTGGTACTACATTCGTATTGTATTTAGCAAAACCATTTATTCTTCTGTAACCACCTTCAATATCAGGCTCAAAGTTTACTAGTTCTAGTGCTTCTCCTGCCTCCATAAGAAAAGTGGAACGATTTAATACTAAACCTCCTCTACAATTAAATGCTACTGGTTGTACTTGAGAAGCGTCAGGCATATTAATTTACCCTTGGTGTTATTTCTAAAAAGTTATTTTGAGTTCTAGCTATGTAAGTAGACCTAACATAGTCAAACTTATTTACAAGTAATGTTTGCATATTCTTAATACCTTGTTCAAATCTAGCAAAGTTAAGTTGATATTGTTGTGTTTCTCCTCTATACTGATAAACAAATGCAGTTGCACCATCTACTATAACAGGATCAAATCTAGCAGGGATAGAAGTTGTATCATCTTGTGCAGATAAGTCTGTAGGGAATGTGTAGTAATCAAACTTTACAGAGTATTGTTTATTAGGAAAAGGAAATAGTAAATAGTTATTATCAGCAGTTCTAACTATAAATCTAGGTATACCACCACCTGTGAATTGTGTTACTGTAGATCCATTATCGTGTGATGCTGCAGTGGTAGAAAACGCACCTCTTGTGCAACCTGTAAGTGTATTAGTGCTAATACCTGTGTAAGTAATCTGTTCATTACCTACGTGTATTGTTCCTGCACTATCAAATCCTGTAGCACTAGTTAAGTCTATTTCTGTTTCTGATGAGTCTATTGCCTCTGCAGCAGTGGTAGAATTAATCTCATCTTCTTGTGTTATATAACTATTTACATAATCATTATAATTTAAGATGCCAAGCCTACCACCGCTTGTGCCTAAATCATTATCTTTTACTAATCTAAATGTATTATAGTCTATAGATTTTGTGCTAGTCGGTACGCTGTATCTTACAACTCCTGCTGTAAGAGTTTTAGTTTCTGTTGCATGATTAAATGGATAATTAAACTCTCTTTGATTAATATATCTAATTGTTTCATTAACTGCATTTTGAGCTTGTATTTGTATTCCTCTGGCAGAAGTAAAATTAGATGCAGTTAGTTGCACCTCATTTAATCTTGCTAATACAGAATTTGTTAAACTTAAAAAAGTACCTGACATATTATCTCTTATAGTAAAAGGAAGGGCAACTTAATGCCCTCCCAGTTGTTAAATTAAGCTAATTGGTCACGGTCTACGTCAGTAGCCTTACCTGCTGCACCTAAGTCGTTACAGTCAATTATACAAGCGTATGCTCGTAGTCTTCCTGTAGCAGGAGCAGCACCTGCAATCAAACAGTCAATAGTATCAGTGGTAGATACAAATTGAGTGAATGTTGAGGCTGCGCCAGTAGTAACGTCATTTGACTGTCCATTTGAACCTTCAGCACAGAACCCTGTAGAAGTGATGTCAGCACCATCAATGATGTCATCACCTGCAGCAAAGTCCATGTCCAAGGTACAGCTTCCAGTAAACGCTTTCTCTACTTCAGCACCTGCAAATAGCACTAAGCATCCTGCAGGGATTTCAAGTAGTTGAAAGATGTCACCATCTGCGCCTGAGTAACCTGCGGCTACTAGAGCGTCAATGTCCAAATAAGCTTGAACCATTCGCATTGCGCCCATACCTGTTTCACTAGGTAGAACAGCAATAGAGTTAGAAGAAACACCAGTGGTACTGGAAGATGTCATATCATAAGTTGCCATTGTTTATCCCTCCCTACGCTACGTTGTATTTAGCAGTTACAAGAGCCTCTGGTCTGAGGATCTTTCTGCCGTACAAATGCATACCACGAACAATGTCAGCAAAGCTGTCAGGGTCACGATATGACTCAGTTTTGTTGATCTGCTCTGCAGTCGCAACTGCTGAACTATGACCTGCTACGATAACACCATAGTTTGAGTTCTGGTTTGCTGAACCTGAAGTTCCTGGACCAGTACCTACAGATGGTAGATTATTAGACATGTACACATCAAATCCGTGTATTCTGCCAATAGTTAGACCTGTTCGTAGTCCACCTGACTCGCCAAAGTCTGCGTTTAGAAGACGAGAGTCTTCGTCCTTCAGAATTTCAACGAATGTTGGGTGTAGTACCAACCATCTACCTTGTGTATCCACAAACTGTGTATCAAGTAGTCTGCCCATTCTAGCAATAACTTGCAATGGTGTAGCAGTCGCAGTAGCTTGCGATGTTGCACCGCCCATACGTGGAGCAAGTGGGATAGAGTGGTCACCTGCACTTGATGTGGTGATGTTACCAAAAGAGTCTTTTCTCAACTTCATGCTTGTTAGCAATTCGTCAGACCCTGCAGTAGACACAGCCTTTGACCCTGAAACAGTGTCGTTTGCTGTACCTGCTAGAGAGCTTATGCTTGATTGCTTAAAGCCTGAGAGGTATCCAAGAACTTCTTGGTCATATTGATCGGCTAACCGATATGCGGCACGATCAGAAGCTAACTGTGAGAAATTCACATGAGAATGTGCTTCTTCAATATCGTCCATTTTAAAAGCAAAATAATTTGCCTTGTCAACAACGAGTGTAAAATCTTCGTCATCAAGGTCTTGCGGAGTTATTTGCGCTCCACGAGCATACTCTTTGACGGTGATCTCTGGCTCTTTGATGATTCTGACTGTATCTCCCATTGCGGAGATTTCGCCAAAATAATCCGAATTAGTGATTGAACCAACAACCGTACTTTTTCGGAAGGCTAGTTGAACCTGCTTGGAATAGATAACTGGTGAAAAGTTACCATTAGGCAGATTACCATAGCCTGCTGCAGTTTTAAATGCCATGATTTTAATCCCTTCATATTAAAACTATCAAATGCGAAACACCAATACACTTTAAAGGTCTACATAAAAAGGTGCAAAAAATAAGAGTGTTGCGCTACACTCAAATCTCTGGGCTTTTTATCACAGAGTAATTTAAACTTTCTGGAGCTTGCTATGGTATGTTTATTAAGTTGCTATATAAATAGGGTAAATAAACATTATAACATATAGTTATACTTATAATAATCTATTTGTCAACACTTATCTTGCATTGCCTGATATATCATATATGAATTTCCCAGTGCGGATTGCTTCCATTATTGCATCTTGGTTTTTTTCATACTGTTTAGCTGACATTGCTTGAACGGCAGATTCTCGTAAGTAATCACTACTGTCATCTTCTTGTGGCTTTGATCGTGCATTTTTAGTGTTAGTAGCACGAGCCGCATCTTTTGGTGATGCCTGTTTCTTTTTGCTTATACCCATATCTGCTTTATACAGATCAATGGCTCTACCTGCAGAACGAGCATCATTATCATTTTCATAGAGAGCATCTTGTACCCACTTAGGCTGTTCTTCAGCCCAGTTATGAAAGTCATCTGTCTCTCTTATTTCATTAAAGTCAGGATGTAAACGTAAAAGTTCAGCTTCTGCTTTTTCTTTTGTTACATTAGACTGCATAGTATTCAACTCTTTTACACGTTTGTCAAGCTCTATGGTTTGCTCTTGTGCTTTTTTTATAGCTATAGTTTCTACTATGGCAGCGACATCTGGATATTTAGTTGTCCATGCTTCTATATCTTCATCCGACTTTGGTAAACTTATTTCTTTACGAGCCGACTCGTCTAATTGTTTTTTAAGAACTTCTATTTGTTCTTGTAATTCATTCTCTTTTTGTTGTGAATGTCTACGCAGATCTCCATATCTTTTCTTAAAAGTTTTTTCTTCTGCAGATTTAGGTTCTTCCTGTACTTCAGGTGTTTCACCTTTATGCTCTTGAATAAGCTCCTTTAACTCTTTTTCATCTTGTTTAATCCTATCATCATTAGCGGTAGGTCTATCAACAAATGCAACTTTCTTAGGTGTTGCTTCCTCAGTCATAACAGCAGCTTCAGCCATTGTCGTTCTCCTTTTCTAGGGCAATCGTAGCCAATATGGGGGATTGGTAGCCAGATTATATGTGGTCTATTTCTTTTTAGAGGCTAGTCCACCTTTCCTCTTTTTTGCAGGTTTCTTAACTTTTTGTTTAGCTAGTCCACCTTTAGCAAACGGTCCTACAGATGGTGCTGAAGGTGTCTTTCCTGCGTCATAATCTATCTTAGGTGCAGTAGGTGCTACATAAGGTGCATCAGGAATATCCACTTTATCTGCTTCTTTCTTTTGTCTTTCTCTAATGTCTTTAACAATATCTACTGTTTTTTGAGATGACCCTTGACCTCCGTCACCTGTTTTTAACAATGCGTCTATAGCAGCATCTTTTTTCTCTGTAGGTGTTTTTGCTTTATCAACTGCTGCTTGGATCTCTGCTTTTCTTTTATTATCTTTAGTTCTAGCAATTATATTATTCACAGTTCTTTGTGCGTCAGTCATTTTATTACCAAAAACATCTAATTCAACATCACCATCGTCAGGTCTACTAAAAATATTATCTAATCCTCCCATAATATTTTGAGTTTTATATTTAAACCATGTACCAAAAGTTCCGTCTAAATCATCTTTTGTTAGTTTTTTCTCCTCTCCTGCTTCTATAGGTGTTACTTCTGCTGCTTCTGCAGGAACTAAATTTTCTAATTGTGCAATACCTTTATCATCCATTTCTGATGATAGACCACCTACCTGTTCAGGACTACCACTCTGTAAGTAAGATGTATCTGCAGGATCATCTAACTCTACAGTTTTTTCTAAGTCTGTAAAATCATCATCTTCTGATGGTAGAACTACCTCCTCTTCTTTTTCTGTTATGTCTTTTACTTCTGGTGTAGTGGTTGCAGGCACATATTCACTAAGACTATCTATATTTTTAAGTACACTCTCAAAACCTTTTGGTGCAGGTGTACCACCCATGTCCTCTCCAAAAATATTTTCAAATTGATTTTCTGTAGGATCTATTTTACTAGCATCCTCAGTTAAACTAGGATCTTTTCCTATAGTAGCAGGATCAAAACGATCTCCATATAAAGGCGATACATCTTCCTCTATTACATTTAGGTTTTCATCATTCTTTACTGTAACAAGATCTGCTTCATATTCTTGTACATACTGAGGCATAGCTGCATCTACTTCTGCTTCAGTCATCGTTGCTATAGGTTTACCACTTGCATCATATCCTTTATATCTGGATGCTAATATACGTTCCATTAACAATGATGGATCATCCCCTGCTTCAGCTATATCTGCTATATTAACATAGGTATTCATACCGTCAGCTTGATAAAGAACCTGATCACCTTTCATTTGTATTATGTTACCTTGACCATCATTAAATATACCTGTTACTTTAAACTGTCTTCTTTGTGTTCTATCTGTAGCAGATAAGTTACTATACTCTTCTCTTCGTTTCTTTGCTGCAGCTACAGCTTTATCTCTTATAGCTTTAATTCTAGCAAGCTCTTCTTCTGTAAGCTCTTCATACTCTTCAGGTGTAAATGCTTCTTTAAGTGTTTTACCTTGAAATACATCTTTTAATACTGAGAGTATACCTTTTGGTTTTTTAGACTTTTCAAATATTTCTAATGCAAATTTAGTATCTTCATCTAGTTTATTAAATTCTCCACTTTCACGTAAGTTTGTTATATAGTCTCTTGCACCTTTATAGCTTAAATTTACCAAGTCACCGACTATGGGCAACTTAGTAACAACATCTCCCATGAGTCCGTTTATATCTGTAGCAGCCTTTAACCAATCTACTGCATCCCTATCTTCGTAGCTCTTAACAGTAGAAAAGTCTCCACCCATACGTTGTTGTTCTTTTACATACTCATTAAAACCTCGTGTCTCACTACGTCTTCTATCAAATCTTGATTCTGGCTCTGGTGCTTGAACTTCTTGTACTTCAGGTGCAACAACAGAATCTTCTGGTTCTTCTTCTTTTGGTGGTTTAATGTCTTCTTGTATTTCATCAAATTGAGTTCTTAAACCTTTTCTTATATTTTCTATTTCTGCAGGTGTGTACGTTGGAGTAGGAGTTACACCTTGTCCTGCAAATCTAGGATCAGCAAACAAACCTTGTTGTCCTGTAAGCACACCACCCTCTGCCATTTCTTTGGGTTCATCTTTACCGCCTGCTATTACAACTAAATCTGCCATACCAAAAGGTAAATCGTCTGGTATAGTAGCTTCTTCAGAATTACCCATCTGACCCATAGCTTCCATCATCTTTAAACCTTGTTTAGCATCTTGACGTAACTTCATAAGTTTTTCAAGACCTATATATCTTACAACATCTGCAGGAAATACAAACTCTCCTTCACTTAACATTGTAGGCATATCATCTCGTACTTCTTTTTTTAATGATCCAGAAGGAACTTCATTACCTGACTGTGGATCTGTTTCTCCACCTTCGTCTTTTAGACCGCCCTCATCCATGAAAGCCTTTTCCATTTGATCTTGCATTACTGCTCCTCCTTTGTTAAATATTCTTATTTTTCCATCTCTTGTTCTTATGGACATTTGTTTCATGTCAGATATAGTAGGAGTTTTAACATTCTTTGCAAGAACAAGAGGACCAACTTGAATTACTTCTTCTGCATCAAACACAGGATTTCCTGTAGCTTTGTCATAAAAAGCACTGCCTCTGTAGGGATTCATACCAACCTGTGTCCATTCAGGATCAGCATCAGCTAATATTTTTCTCGCTTTTTCTTGTAACTCATACGGATCTTCATCTGCATACTCTCCAAAAATACGAGCAATAGTAGCCTTGTTTTGTTTAGCTATTTCTCCTGTTTTTTTATCAACTGCATCTTTTCCTGTCTCTTTAACAAATCTTCTACCTCTGGCAATATCTACAGCGTCAAGACCAACATTAGATTTAAATTTAATACCTCCTGTTAATCTAATAGCCTGACCATAGCCAAGCACACTACCTGCATCCTTAGTTCCATCATGGATAGATACAACCCAAGTATCATAATTATCATAAGCAGGTATGTCTAACCTAGAAGATATTTTTTGTCCGTTTTTAAGGTTAAACCCTTTAACACCTAAAATACCAAACTTTTTAGCTTTTTTACCTATAGATCCAACAATTTCTGTAACTGTTGGCATGTTAGGCATAGTTTTTGCAGTATAAAGTTTTGTGTCAGGTATAGCTTCTTTAATTATTTTTCTAGCTTCTTTAGAAGTTATATTACCTTCTCTTAAATCTAATGCAGCTTGTCTAGAAAGTTCAGGATTTGTTTGTCGTTGTGTTTCAGGAAGTTTGTTTTCTTTTTGCCAATTTTCTAATTCTTTAGAGTCATCAATAAGTTTTTCGGCTCTAGCTACATCAGCTTTTCTTATTTCTTTAAGTTTCTTAATACCTTTAGCTGCTATATCTCCAACTACAGGTATCATGCCTATTCCTAATGCTGTAGTATCTATTAAGCCACCTTTAATATCTCCCTCTGAAAAACTTTGTGCTGCATCTTTAGCTAGTAAAGCATCTCCTATTACTGGAGTAAACTCTGCAATAGTTCTGCCAACATCTCTTGCTGTAATACCTTCCATTTGTTTACCTAAAGACTGATACTCTTGTAAATCTTTCTCTGAAACATAAGGATTTTTTATTAAATTATTACTTCTTTCTATAGCTGCTTCTACTGCTTCATCTTCTGTGTTATGCACACTTGTAGGAATTATCCTACCTTTTATTATTGCTCTACTTAATGCCTCTTCATCGTATTCTTTACCACCATGTATAGAGGGTACATTATAATATTTACCACCTATAGGAATAGTAACAGATTTTTCAGATACTAATTCACCTTCAGGAGTTCTAAATATAGGTCTACCTGCTCTGGTATTTTCTCCTGTAGCCTCTCCAACAATTTGTTTATTAGGTTGTAGAGCTTCCATTTACCTCATCTCTTAATTGTTTTAACTTACGTAAACTATATATAGCACCTTGCGCTCTATGTAGTACAACTATGTTATCAGTCTGCTCCATAACTCTGTGTTGTTGTTGTATCATGGCATCAACATAATTATTGAAGTGGTCCAATATCTCCTTGTTGTTGACCAGTGGCTTGAGGCGGTTGAGTAGCTGCTTGTTCATTTCCTGCAAATCCTTGTTCTTGTGGTAATGGCACTTGTCCTGTACCTATTGTTCCTCCACCTGCGCCTGTCATATCCATAGCATCAGCACCTGCAGGAGGTTGTCCTTCTTGAGGTTGTTGTGGTTGTTGAAAACCTTTCATAAGTTCAGCCTGTAAAGCTGCTTCTCTCATATCGTTTGTGACTTTATCTGGATCTAACTCAAGAGCTTTTGCAATCTCACGAATAATATAATCCATTTTTGCAAAAGGAGCAAGAGCAGGATTAGATGCTACCTGTAGGAATTGCATTAGTCTTTGACTACGCACTTCGTTTGCCATTAAGCTTTCTGTTCCTCTAGCCTTAACTTCTAAATCTCCTCGTATTTTTGGGTCAAAGTCAAACTGCATATTAAATCTAAATAATCCCTCACCCAAAGGTTTAAGTAGATAATCATCTACATTTTTAATAACATTTTTAATGCTACCTGATGCAGCGTTCATAAGCATAGATATACCTGATGCAGTTCTACCTACACCCATAACTCCTG